ACATAGCTAACTCTGTAGTTTCGTCAACTCGTCTTGTCCAACCTTTACCAAAAGTAGCAAAAGTAGATAGTTGCTCGTAATAGTCTTGTCTTGTTGATTGGTATTTTTTGATAGTATTTTCTATGCCATTTACATCAACATATTCGTTTAGTTTTTTTAAAGTGTTTGGACCTATACCACCATCTGCAATTGTACCAATCTGTGTTTGTAGGTATTTGGCAGCCCGTCCTGGTCCTGCATTTACGCCAAAGTCAAACACACATAGATCCAAACCACCAGGTAACTCGTCACCTTTCATCTTATCCCAATAACCTTTTTTGTATATTGGTGCCACATCTTCAACTGTTAAGTCTTTCATATCTTTAGTGCCACCATGTTCTTCATAAACTCTTTTGGTAACACCTAAGTTTGTTTCTCCGCCTGGGTCTTTAGGGTGATTCACATATCCACCTTCGTGATGTAGTATTGTCTCTAAACATTTGTCATAATTACTTTTCATTATTTTCCCCTTGTGATTGCTATTATTTTTTTAACTTGTGCTTCAATAACTTGAGCTCTGTTAGGCCAATGTATGTAAGCCTCTGGTGATTTTGCTAATTTAATTAGTAGAGGTATGATAAGTTTTTCTAATTGAGCAAACTTTGCTTTTTGTTCTTTGCCTAAATTATCTTTTCTTAAATCATACTCATCATCCATTTGCTTTTTAGCAATATCTAATTCGGTTTGATTCTTTTCGTTTACCGCTGTTTTAGTAGCATTGATTGAAGATATAACTTTATCTAGTTTACTCTCTAATCTATTAACAATATCGCTTGAGACCGCCTTAGCAGTACCCTCTGCTGTTTGTTTTACTACTGTTTCTGTCTGTTTAGATTGTTCTTCGGATGGTTTTTCTTTAACTGAGGTAAAACCCCAATCGCCATCCATATCAAAACCTTCTAAAAAATCAAAGTCTGCCATGTTTTTCCTTTAGTTGGTGTAGCTACACACTCTTAGATACATTATCGGATTGACCACTCAGCTTCTTGACCATCGCCTGGCGTGCTGTAGTTTCTCGATAGTATCAGTTATATTTATCTTCCACCGCCTTTTAAGATACGATTTATGCGTTTCTTTCTTGCGGCTTGAACTTGTGTTTGTCTTACTGTTCTTTTACCATATCGTTCTGCAAGTGGACTACTAGGGTGTGCTTCTGAAACTTTAGACATCACTTCTTTCCAACCACTATCAGTTTTACCATCAATACTACCAACACTAGATACGATATTCATTTGTGTTGGTGGTAATAACTTGATGTGTTTCTTTTTAGTAAACTTTTCCATGTCTGAGATTGTCATATAATCTTCAAATTCAGTTTTTGTTTTACTATTATAAAATCTATATGTAGGCATTCTCTTGCTGTCTCCACTCTTTTCTCATTTGTTTATATTTAGGGTCGGCCACAACACGACTTCTTGCCTGATAGAATACTTTAGCAGACTTTGCTTTAGGACTTGTTGCCCAATCTTTTTCTTGTGGTCTTACCTTACCATTCTTATCATATTTTTTACCATTTTTGTGATTTGCATATCTTCTTGCTCTCGTAAAACCCATTTCTAAAAACTTTCTACACATATCCATACCTACAAAATCTTCTTGATCTTTGTATTGATGATATAGATAAAGTATTCTCATAGACGACATAGCGGCGTCATAGGGTGTCTTGAAACGCCAATACTGACAAATATCGTTTGTATATGGTCTGACTAATAATACACCTTGTTCACCACGTCCTATTCTATATCTTTTATCGTTAGGTGTAAACAAAGTATTTTTGTAATCTAAATTATAATCAAACTCAATCATTCTTCTTCTTTCTTTTTTCTATTTCTGACATGATTATAATACAAATAAACATTACTGTCAAGCCTGTAAATAGTAAACCTATTCCTTGTAAAAATGTCATTTTCTTTTACCAAGTTTACCGGTTCTGTGGTCTACTCTACCTTTTCTTTTTGCTTTGTGTTTTGCTTTTCTTTTTTGTCGTCTTGCTTCTGTAATTAATTTATTCTTCATCTCCTGCACATATTGGACATTTACCTTCTACTAAATCACTTTCACAAGTTGCACAAATTTGATGACTATATTTTACAGCATATCCTGTTGTGCCGTAGTCTTTACTATCAGGTATTTTCTTCCACCATTCACCATGAAAATCTTTACCATCATCATAACCATCTGAACCACCATCGACTAACTCGATATATTCTTGTCCTGATTGATCGTATCCTTTCGAATTAAATCTAAAAGGCACTTTGACTACGTTTACCATATGTCCTCATACTTTCCTGCGGTTTCTTCATACTTAAAGGTACCATTAGGATGATAGTATTTACTTTTTTCTGCTGCTTTAAATGTTGCAACTGTTATTATAATAGCAAGTATGAATACGAAGTGAGCAACTGCTGTATAACCAAATACAGTCCAACTGCCTACTAATAAACTAAATGTAATACACCACATCCATGCTAATATTTGTAGTGTTAAATGTCTAACTTGTAAGTCTGGTATATGTCTTAATGGATTTTTATCCATATTCATTATACCTTCCCAACTATCGTGTATAAATTTTCTCATTGTACTCCTTCAGTAAACCATTGTGGTGTAGGTCTAGATGTCCACTTAGCAAAATATGCTTTTGCTTCTATGTAATAATTTTTATATGATTGTATAGAATCACCAGGCACTATACATTGTGGATAATGCGACATAGCAGGAGGTGGTTCTTGCCAACCATTATCTTTTAAATTAACTGGTGTGTGTTTTAAAAGTTCTTTGAGCAGTTCAATTGTACTGTGGTGTTTTTTATATCTGTAAGTATATTCTTTCCCAAGTTCCCTGAACAATGAGTACAACCAGTCGTAGTGCTGACTAGAAGAACGAGCCCACACAGCACTAGGGTGGTGATAATGAACTGCTTTGTAAATAATTGCTTCTTCATTTTCATTAGATAGTCTATATCTTTGTACTTTTCTACCAGTTTTTGATTTTGCTTCATATTTAGTGCCGTCTATCATTCGTTTTGCTGTTGATAATAATTGAGCATATTCAACAATCATTTTAACCACGTGTTTATCTACATGAAGTTCAGCAGCAATTCTAGGGTCTTTGTTTAAATAAAATATATTCATAATATGATTATATCAGTTTAATTCTTTTCTGTCAACCCCCTTTATAGTCATCATAAGTTCTTGCAGTTTATCCATCCATATTCTTTTAAAATCTGGATCTTCAGCACCTTGATACATTTTATATAAGTTTGCTGCTCTATGCCAAAATAAGTCCATTCTATAACTCATATACACCTCTCAAATTATATTTAATTATTTCTTTTACTAACTCAGTATATGTAGGTTTACTAGCATATTTTGAAAGATAGTCTGCAAGGATTAAGGCGTCATTAACACCCCTTGCTCTTGCTTCTCTTAGTTCTTGAAATGCCGATACATTATTTAGTATATGTAAATAGTCTATTACACTTTCACATTTGCTACTATACATTTTTACACCCCACCCAGGCCACTTAGTCCAAGGTATAGGTAATAAGTAAGGTTCATCTTTATCCCATGTTCGAATACCAAAAAGATTATTACCTTCATTTGCAAATCTTGATTTACCCCAACCAGTTTCGATAACTGCCTGAGCAATAATTAGTTCATTAGGTATATGATATTCTGGTTCAATATATTCATACAAATAATTAATACAACCATTTAGTGATTTTACAAATACTTCATTAGATGATGTATCAATATTTGGTAAATTATATTCTTGTTGAACTACTTTATGAACAGCATATTTTAGTTCGATTGATTTATAAGGAATAACAACTGCTGTTTTCCAGTCTTTTTCAATCACTCTTAAATCACCTCTTATAGAATCTTTGTCAAAAACAGGTGTTTCAATCTCATGAAAATCAGCACAACCATCATCTGTGCAATTATATTTTTCGTTATACTTACTAACCCCAAAAGCGATTAGAGCAATCATTAAAGTTATTTTAAACATTGATAAGTTTCTTTAACTCCTTTTTAGTCGCATACGGTTTATATAAACTACATTTGAACCATCTAAATTTTGGTGTCGGTGTAGCAGGACCTTCCATTGCAAGTTCATTTTTTGCTTCTGCATAAATGACCTTTTTCATAAACAAAGAAAGAGCTGCGTCATACTCTTTACAAGGTTTATAACTTGTTCTATCTCGTTTAGGTGTTTCATAAACACCTTTACGGTTTTCTATGATAGCCTTAATAATCTTTTTTTCGTATCTATCAAATTTCATAATTAAGATATCCTTTCGTATTTAACTTCTTCAACACCACAAGGTCCGCCAACAAGTAGTTCTTCACCAACTTGTAACATAGCGAAATCTTTTTCCCACTCGTCACCCATGTAGGCGTCAAGATTCCATGTTTCAAGTTCTTTTAGTGAATGAATTGCTGTTTGACCATCGTTGTCGCCATATCCAGACAACCATGTAACTTTAAATTGTTTGTTCAT